CACAAGATCGGGCATGATCTTATTCGCCATCGCCTTGTTCGCGCCTTCCAGCTTGCGCACCCAGCCGGTCATATTAAGGTTCCACCCTTTCGGCGGCTTGGCTCCCATTACGTCAGCCTCCGCAGCAGAACGATCTGATACGCGGTCTCGTTTCGGATAACCTCGTTGTAACAGAGCTTCACCTTATAATCCACCCCGCCGATGGTGATCTTGTCGGCTATGTCGCTCATGGCCGATAGATCGTAAAAAGCGTTGGTGTCTGTCCGGATCGTGCCCTGCCACACAACATCGCCTTGCTGCAATTCGCCGATGGGGATCTTGGACGCGACCGCATCGCTGCGGGCCATCTGCGCACCAAAGTCAAGATGAAACCCCTTGACCGCAATGGTCGTGGTGGTTCGAGAAATCAGGCCGGTCATTGCGCAGTCCGCCGCCGTTGGATGATCCCTGTGCCATTGCGCCGAATACTGCTGACGCGCAGAGTCACGCGAGGTCATACAAGGGCAAGCGGTTCCGGAAACTTTCGTCACCGTCGCCGCGTTGCCCTGGCGGAGGAACGCCTTGAGAAATTCAGCTTGACAGCTCATCTCGGCCTGTATAGTCGTTAGTGATAGTACTGTTGATCCATGACCGGGAAGAGCTGCACTTTTTGAGGTACGTCTCATACTCGGCCATGAGCAGATCGTGCATCTTTACCTTGTCGCCGGCCGTGATCGGAGTGATGGAGGCATTGACGCCCTCGATCTTTTCCGTCGGAGCCGATGCGACAACGAGCGCCGCACAATACGCGATCATCGCCGCTTTGGCGAGTGTTTGCTGATTGGCTGTCATGTCAGCATATAAGACATTACAGTCCTCCGCAAACATCGCCTCAGCCGCAGGAATAAACGACGCGCCATCAAGTGTCCCAGTTGCCACATCCAACGCCGTCAATACTCTCAGGCGCGCCGTTACATCCGATTGTGATATATAAGTTCCCACAGCATATCCTTAGTGGGTGATATCCAGAGCCGCGATGGTGTTTTTGTCGTTGATCCGGAACGTGCCGTACATCGCCGCCGTGGTGAGGATTTTCTGGCTGCGGATGATGCGCTCGGACTCACTCAGCATCACGTTATCGTTGGTCACGTACACGCCGGTGTTGTCACGATCCCACCCTTGCAGATGATCGGTCACGGCGGAACCGTTGTAATACATGGTGCCGTTCCACTCGTAGCCGCTGGGGATTTTCCGGCGCTGTTCGGTCTGGACAGCAGCCAACTGCGTTTCCGGGTTGGTCAGGCTGGTCACGACGTCATCAACCATGATCATGCTGGCCTTCGGGCCAACATAGACGTTCATCTCGTAGCCGTCCGGCAATTCGCGCCACAAGGTAAACAGGTCTTTCTTCACGATCACGTTGGTGGTCGCCGTTTTAGCGATGTTGCCGCTCTGCAGGCCGTTGCTGTTCTTGTCGCCGTTGCCGATGCAGTACATAAATTCCTCGGTCTGATCGACGCCCAACTGCAGGCCGATCTGGCGGAGGGTCGCGCCCAAAAAGTCAAGGCGCTGATAGCGCATCTGTTCGTAGGTCATCTCCACGCCGATCGCGAACTTCGGCAGGTTAACGCTCTCGGTGCCGATCTTGATATTCACGACCGGGATGTCGGCACCGTGCGCGATCTTGCGCATGCGTTTGTCTCGGGTCGGGGTTTCAAGGGATGGCGCCTCGAATTTGAATCCGTCGATGGTGATGCGCTGGGTGCAAAAGTACGGAACCAGCGATGCGGCCATCGCGCCGACGTACAGGCGGTTTGCGAAATACTCAGGAAACAGCACGTTCAGGTTCGGGGTAGCGATCCACTTTGCCACGGTGTCGGAGAACGAGCCGTCGTTGGCTTTCATAAACAGATCAAATGCGCTCACGCCGACAGCCTTGCCTTGGCTGCGCGCGATGGATTTGGAGCGCTGGCGCTCACTGTTCGACACACCGGCATAGTCGGACTCGATGCCCTTGGAAACCAGCAGGTCCTCCAGGTACTTGCCGAACGACATGCCTTTGGCCTCGGCTTCGGAGTGCATGTCCGCCGTCAAGGTGATGCCCTTGACTTTGTCAAGGATTGCTTTGGTCACTTCCAACATATTTTTATCTCCAGAATAAGATTGAGAATTTTTCGTGAATTGAAAATCACCCGCGTTTAGTCCATCAGGACTTTAACGAGTTTATTTGTGCTGTCGATGGACAACACCGCGCCGTCGCCGTAGGTGGTTGCCGGTTTGACGGTCATGGCTGCGGTGGTGTCAACAACAACCGCGTCCTGCAGCGCCGGGCTGCCGGTGTAAAGGTACTCACCGACCGAATGCACCGGGTGACGGTTGCCGCTCTTATCTGAGAACCGCAGCGCGCGCACGGACACGATCCAGGTGTTGATATTGTCCTCGATCACGTCCTCGATCACGCCGTCGAAGGGCTCGCCAGTTGCGGCCTGAGCCACTTCGTCGTTGTTCGCGTAAGTAAATTTCACCAGCATGCCGATCACGGTCGTGCCGATGGTGTTTGCAGCTTTCGCTGCCGAAATGGTGGTAATAAGAGCCGAAGAGGGGATGCAAGGGATAACTACACCGCCCAAAACGGGACCACCCAAAGATCGTAGAGACATATTTTACTCCTCAAAAAATGATTGTGATTTTCGCTTTCAGCCGGGCCTATTAATAGTCACTGTCCGGCACATTCACCTTCACGGCCTTTTCGTCCGGCTTGCCCTCCGGATCTGGATCGCCCAACTTGCCGGACGCGCCATTGCGGTCGTTCCAGATTTTCTTGTACGTTTCGAGCCAAACCTTGACCTGTTCGACAGGCATGGCCTTCAACTCAGCGCGCCGCTCGTCAACCTTTTCCTTGGCGATCATGCCGCACGCAGCGCCGAATTTTACCGTCTCTTCAACGGCCTGCTCGGCGTAGGCTTTGGCGTCAGCCGCGATCTTCTTGGCCTGCTCCTCGGTGATGTTGGCATCACCCAGCGCGGCTTTGAATTTGTCCAGCTCGCCTTTCGCGGTCTGCACCTGCATAGTCAATGCCGCGCATTTAGCCTCGACCTGCTCGATCAGCATCTTTACGCTGGATTCGTCCTCGGGATTGACCGTAATAGCCAAGCCGAGGGATTTGAAATTCAGATTCATGTAATGCTCCTCATGGTCATCTTGTGAAAATTCTTTTTTCGCACCTGCACCGTACTGGTCGCCGAGAAACACAAACGATCCTTCGAGCGCCTCACTCCCGGCCTTGTCCGTTGCAAGATATTCCTTCCACTCAAGGTTCCCGCTCTGATCGCTGACCGCCCTGAGTTCGTCGGCGCGGAATCCAATACTCATGTCGCGCATGATACCGGCATCCAGCGCGTCCGTGGCCGGGTTGCTGGCGAGCGTGTAAAACTTTGCCTCCAGAAACGACAGGCCCTCAGATGCGTCAATCGTATCGAGCTGTTTCAAAAACTTTTTGGAAGGAGTGAAACCGATATTTGCTAATACCTCTTCCTTTGTCACTTTCACAACTTTTGCGTCAAACCAACGCCCGGAACCCGGCGGCCCCCACTCGTGACCGTTGAACAGAACGGACTTGCCCGGCAGAGTCTTTGCAAACACTTTGAGGATGCCGAGCGTAAACCGTTCGCGCGAACGATCCGGGTAGTTGTTTGCCAGCCAGCTCTTATACACGCGCACGTCCTCAGCCTTGAACCGGTCAGGGTTCAACATCCGCCCCTTGATCGCGTCCCATTCGTCGGCTGTCGGCGTGACGGCCTTGACGTTGGTCTGGGTTGACTTCGCACCTTTGATCATCTCCAACTCCCAAAAGACCGAATGGGCTTGCAACGAAGCGCTGAATATGTTTATCGCTCAAGTATGCGGCAGACCCGCACGCCCTCGCAAAATTGAATTGCTCCTATGACGTTAAACCTCATCCTCTTTTTTGTCCGGCAGGCCGGGCAGGTTTTCCAGATCACGCCGCTCACGGGCGGCTCGACCTCGAACAGCACCTTTCCGCAGTCCGGACAGCGAATTTCCCGTAGTATCTCCATTGACCTGCTTTCCCACAATTTCGGCTTCCACGTTACGGACAGTCGCAACGGGAGCCTGCTTTTTGCAGATGCACTGAGGCGTTCCACCCTTCGGGTAGCACATATTGGCCCCGCAATGTTCGCACGTCTTATATGGCATATCAACACCCTCCATTCCGCCCAAGTTATTGCAAATTATATGCCATCATTTAACGACAAAGCCAATTCCCTGATACGAAAAGATATCCACCTTGATCTTGCCGGGGATCTCTGCGAACACCCGGCCAACGTCCGGGATCGAGTGCGTGTCATGCAGGGCGATGACTCCGCCGTCACGCACAAGCGGAGAGTATGCGCGATAGTCCGCCATCTCTCCTCGATAGGAATGATCGCCGTCGATGAACAGCAGGTCAATGGACTGGCCGGCAAGCTCGGTCTTGACTTTCTCCAGCGACTCTACGCTGTCGCCCAGCACCTTGATGCACTCCAGATCATCGGCCAGCCAGAAGTCGAAACAGCGATCGACACAGATCAACTTTTCCGGCTCAAAATACTGCGCCAGCCTATTGGCTGTGCCGCCGTGGAATGAGCCGATCTCAACGATCACGGG